TGTAAGCCATATGATCACAGAAATGTGGATGGATGGACCAAACGGTAATGGTAAATTGAAAATATTACCGACACCAATGGGTCAGCTAGTTAAAACTATGCTTGAGTCAGGTGTCAAATTAGGAGTTTCTAGTCGAGGAAGTGGTAACGTTTCCGAAGGCTCAGGACACGTCAGTGATTTTGAAATTATCACTGTCGACATAGTATCTCAACCGAGTGCACCAAACGCTTATCCAACAGCGATTTATGAAGGACTTATGAACATGAAATATGGACATAAGGTGTTGGAAATGGCTAAGGAAGCTGGTGGGGATTCGAAATTACAGAGATATTTGAAAGGCGAAGTAATAAAGCTGATCAAAGATCTCAAGATTTAGGAGAATCGCATGCTAGACGTAATTAAACCATTGCTAGATAGCGATCTGGTTAACGAAGAAACTAGAACAGAGATCCAAGAAGCTTGGAATTCTAAACTAGAAGAAACGCGTGATCAGGTTCGTGCAGAGCTCCGTGAGGAATTTGCACAACGTTATGAACATGACAAACAAAATATGGTTGAAGCGATCGATCGCATGGTAACAGAAGGTCTAACTACAGAGCTACAAGATGTGAAAACTGAAAAAGCTCAGTTAGCAGAAGACCGCGTTAAGTTTAACGTATCAATGAAAGAAAACGCTAATAAATTTAATAACTTTATGGTTACTAAATTAGCGGAAGAAATCAAAGATCTTAGACAAGACAGAAAACAACAAGGTGCAACAGTTGAAAAACTAGAAGCATTTGTTGTTGAAGCATTAGCAAAAGAAATTAAAGAATTTGCAACAGACAAACAGGATGTTGTAGAAACTAAAGTTAAACTTGTTGCAGAAGCTCGTCAGAAACTAGAAGAACTTAAAACTAAGTTCGTTACAGAATCTGCAGAGAAAATGACTAATGCAGTTGCCAAGCACTTGAAAGCAGAACTCTCTCAGTTGCAAGAAGATATCAAAGTTGCTCGTGAGAACAGCTTTGGACGTAAGATATTTGAAACATTTGCAAGCGAATTTGCTGGTACTCATTTAAATGAGAACGCAGAAATCCGTAAGTTGATGTCAACTATCGAACAAAAAGATCGACAACTAGAAGAAACAACCAAAGTACTCGACGAAACTACTAAGTTGGTTGAGTCAAAAGAACAAGATATTCGTATTATTAAAGATTCTAATGAGCGTACAGCAAAATTAGATGAGCTTTTAAGTCCGTTAAACGATGAAAAAGCAGAAGTTATGCGAAATTTATTAGAAAGTGTGCAAACTAAGAAATTAGATGCCACTTTTAACAAGTATCTCCCAGCGGTGCTTAACGAGAATGTAGTGAGATCTAACAAGACACCACTTACAGAATCTGTTAAGGAAGTTACTGGGGATAAATCCATGCCAGTTGAGTATAAAGAAGAAGATAGCAATATCATCTCTTTAAAAAAGCTAGCTGGAATTTAAGTACCGACATTAGGAGAAATTAGATATGTCAAATGAACTACTTGAAAGCCGTTGGGGTGAGACCAAAGACGCATTATTAGAAGGTCTACAAGGCTCTAAACGCAATTCAATGAGTGTTATTTTAGAAAATACAAAAAGACACTTAGCAGAAGCATCAGCCGCAGGCACAACAACAGCTGGTAACGTAGCTACACTTAACCGTGTAATCCTACCTGTAATCAGACGTGTAATGCCGACAGTTATTGCAAACGAATTAGTTGGTGTACAACCAATGACTGGTCCAGTTGGACAAATCCACACATTACGTGTAAGATATGCTGAAGCAAACAATGCTACAGGAACAGCAAACGATGTATTAGCAGGCGATGAAGCTCTAAGCCCATTCAAAATTGCTACTGCTTATTCCGGTGACGGCACTGCTGGACTAGCAGACGCAACAGCGGCTAAAGAAGGTAACGGAGGTCGTAAGATTTCTGTACAAATTCTTAAACAAGCTGTTGAAGCTAAAACACGTAAATTGCAAGCACGTTGGACGTTTGAAGCGGCTCAAGATGCTCAAGCAATGCACGGTATCGACGTTGAAGCAGAAATAATGGCGGCTTTAGCACAAGAAATTACTGCTGAAATCGACCAAGAAGTTCTTGCATCACTAAGAGCACTTGCGGCAACAGAAGAAGCATACGATCAAGCTACAGTATCAGGTACAGCAACATTTGTTGGTGACGAACATGCGGCATTAGCAGTTCTTATTAATAGAACAGCTAACAAAATCGCACAGCGTACACGACGTGGTGCAGGTAACTGGGCAGTTGTATCGCCGACGGCATTAACAGTACTACAATCTGCAACTACTTCAGCTTTTGCTCGTAGTACAGAAGGTACTTTTGAAGCTCCAACAAACACTAAATTCGTAGGTACTTTAAACGGTGCTATGAAAGTATATGTTGACTCATATGCGGCAGATACGCAAGCAGTGTTAGTAGGTTATAAAGGCTCAAGTGAATCAGATGCGGCAGCGTTTTATTGCCCATACGTTCCACTAATGAGCTCAGGTGTTGTTTTAGATCCATCAACATTTGAACCAGTAGTTTCATTCTTAACAAGATATGGTTACGTTGAATTATCAAATACAGCATCATCATTTGGTAACGCAGGTGATTACCTTGGTGAGATTTCAATGGCTAATCTATCATTCCAGTAGGTCGAACTTACGTAATGATTTAGACATTGTACTACACAGTATTAAAAAAGCACCTTTAGGGGTGCTTTTTTTTGACTTAAATTTAGGTAAATAACTGTGAGAGCAATAGTGCTTTTATGCAGTGTACCACACCGCGTAGTGGATAGAACCCACATTGGACTTCTTTAAGGAGAAATAATAAAATGGGTAGACCAGTAAACAAAAGATATCTTGGACCAACCGGTGTTAATGCACAAGCAACTATTCCAGTAAGAGCGGATGTAGGCGGAACAGACTTCGAAGGTTACATTCTTAACCAAAAAGGCTCAAGGAAATTTACAGTTTCAAATGATGGTGGATCAGTTCAGGGTGTTTGCTATCTTGTTAACAAAATAACAGGCCTCGACGCAGGTGAATGTTCTATAGTAGGATTGAACACAGCCGGTGAACCAAAAGCTATCAAAAGAATCAAACAAAACAAATTGATTGATTATGACAATGTTATCTATACATGGGCAGTAGAAGACGACTCAGCTGAATCTATGTTACGATTAACAGCAGTTTAAAAATTAATATTTTTTTAAGCTCTAAGAATCCTCTTAGTAAATACACTGAGAGGATTTTTTTATGACAATAGCATTTGTATTAGGAAATGGCAAGAGTAGACTAGCAGTAGATCCTATAGAGTTAAAAAATAAAGGACTAGTGTATGGGTGTAATGCTATCTATAGAGAATTCATGCCCCATGTATTAATAGCAACTGATCGATTAATTGCAAACAAAATTCAAGAAGACGGCATAGATAACCAAGTTAAATTTTGGACCCGCAGACCTATAGAAGGATCAAAGTCTCATAAAATAGAACGCCCGTATTACGGCAATAGCTCGGGACCTGTAGCAGTATCTAGAGCATGTATAGACGGGGCAACACATGTATTTTTGCTAGGATTTGATTTAGGAACAACTGATGAAAAATTTAATAACATTTATGCAGATACTGAATTTTATAAACTAAGCACAGCTGACCCAACATTTGCAGGAAATTGGATATATCAACTTAACGATATAGCTAAAGCATTTCCTAAAGTAACACTTTTTAGAGTCATGGGACCTGAGTCTGTAGATGTTACATTTAATAAAAATAATGTAGAGACAATAGCTATGGCCGAGTTTAAGTTAAAGATAAATAAGCTATAATAGGAAAAGAGAATGAGCACACATAAAAGAATAAACGGTAACTATGATATCACTGCAACAGGTGCAAGTGATGTAATTACATTGACTGCAAGTTCTGTTAGTATAGCCGGTAACTTAACAGTTGCAGGTACACAAACCACAGTTAATTCTACAGATACAGACATACAAGACCGAGTTATTGTATTAAACAAAGGTGAAGGCGGTGCCGGCGTAACTGGTAACTTATCTGGATTGCAGATTGATAGGGGGTCAGCAACTGATGCTAGAATAGTATATGTTGAATCTACAGATACCTGGCAACTTGATCAAGGTGATGGAATACTTATTCCTGTTGTTAGATCTGTAACAGGATTAACAGAAGTTGTTGATGATACAACACCTGTATTGGGAGGAAACTTAGATGTTAACAATAAAAGTATTGTATCCTCGTCAAACGGTAATATAGCAATAGCACCAAATGGTTCAGGGATAACATCAATTAGTTCTGTAGTTAATTTAAGTGAAGTAAGTGATCCAGGTGCAGAAGCAAATATTACAAAACTTTATGCAAAAGAAGCTAGCAGTGGTGGTACAGGATTATATATAGTCACTGACACAGTAGCAGACGAGCTAGTAAGTAAATCAAAAGCCATCGTGTATGGCATTATATTTTAGGAAATAACAAATGGCAATTTCAGCAACCTTAGTAGCAGACAGTGCAACAACTGTTTATACAAGTACTAACAATTCGGCTATTACATTTATATCGTTTACAAACTATTCAGTGGCATCAGTTGATCTTGACATTAACTTAGTTCCGAGCGGTGGATCAGTGTCTAACACTAATCTGTTAGTTGATGGACTAACAATTGCGGCAAATGATACATACCAACTTTATGCAAGTTCTGAGAAACTACTGTTAGCAAACGGCGACTTTATATCAGCAACAGCAAATACAGTAACGTCGATAAACTGCGTAGCTTCGTACACGAGTATCTAGTTAAGTAATGTCAGCAGGTAAATTTTTAAAAGAGCCAATGGTGGATAGTAATGCTAAAGCTATTACTATACCTAGCGGAGCAAGCAGTAACAGACCTTCCGCTCCGAGGTTCGGTACTTTTAGATTTAACACTGATATTGGAAGAATGGAATACTTTAACGGAACAGTATTCAAACAAGTGGCACTTGATGGTGAAAAAACATTGGTAATTAACACATATACTGGTGACGCATCAACAGCTACATTTACCCTAACAACAACCCCTACTAGTGTTACACAAGTACTTGTCTTTATAGGTGGAGTACATCAAGAAGCAACAACACACTTTACATTATCATCAGATAATATAACGTTCGCAGAAGCAGTACCGACCGGAGAAACTGTAACAGTCATCCAAGGTATTGGCCAAACTCCAACTTAACTAACTAGATAAATAAACGCATAAACTTGCATTTGGCAAGTGGACAAACCGAGGTAAACCTGCGATAGAACAAGGTTATCCGTGAAACACGGAGGATGAGGAGATACCATGGCTCAAGGCCGAATTTCAGGTAGACTCTTGCGAGATGATCTTGCTAGGGATACTAATTTAACATTTGACACAACCACTCTAGTAATTGACTATGTTAATAACAAAGTTGCTATAGGTACGGGCACTGCAACAGATCTTCTCACAGTAGCAGGCAATGTTACAGCAGGCAACATCCAATTATCAAACAATTCAATATTATCAGTTAATAGTAACGCCGACATAGTGTTATCGCCTAACGGGTCTGGTAACATCAATATATCAACATCATTTATAAACAATGTTGTTGACCCAGTACAAGATCAGGATGTAGCTAGTAAAAAATATGTTGATGATGCAATAGTCGCCGGAGGCTCAGATGCGTCAATAGGCAATTTAACAATATCTAATGTGACATTTACCTCAACAACACCAAGCGATGATATTATATTTGATGCTGAGACCGGTGTTGTTCAGATAGTAGGAACAACTGGATTTGTTATACCTGTAGGAACCACAGCACAGCGTAGCGGATCCCCTGAGACAGGGCTAACAAGATACAATAGCTCAACTGGATTATTAGAACTATACGATGGTGCAGGTTGGGAAGGTATAGGAGACTACACCCCGATAGTTGACAACTTTGATGGCGATGGATCAACAGTAGCATTTACACTATCAGCATCATCAACCACCGACGGATTAATAGTTGACGTTAACGGTGTATTACAACTTGGTGGAACAGCATACAATGTTAGCACTACTACACTTACTTTTACAGAAGCTCCAGCGGCTGGCGACAAAATAACAGCTAGGTTCTTAACTAAAACATTATACAATGCAATATCTGATGCCGCGGGTTCAACAACACAGGTACAGTTTAACGATGCAGGATTAACTGGTGCAGATGCAGGATTAACTTATAATAAAACAACCGACGCATTAACTGTAGGTGGTACCCTAACAATTGGTGGACTACTACAAGCACCACAAGCAACTAAATTAGCAAATGCAACAGGTACAGCAGGCCAAATTTCCTGGGACGCAAACTACATCTATGTATGTACAGCTACAGATACCTGGAAAAGAGTAGGGTTAACAGGCGGATATTAAGTAACTTAATATACGCACTTTATTCAATTAACTCAGCAGTTTACGTAGGTTGTATCAGACTAAAAATCGCATAACGTAATAAATATGTTTAGTAACGGGTAGGGCATGCCGTTATCTAACAGTTAGATATACGGGAGTGTGTCCACTCTTAACAGATAGAAAGAAGCAATTATAAGGAAATAAAAAAATGGCAGTCACAAGAATTAAAAATAATCAAATAACAGATGCAACCATTACAGCGGCAAAAATGGTAGCAAAGACTGTTACAGGGGGC